GCGCAATGTTTATCAGTTTGGCGAGATTTATTTAAACAATTCGAATACTTATGAGATGCGGGACAGAATAATCGAGTTATTCCCTGACGCACACAAAAACGGCAAGATACATATTTACCCGGATAGCACGGGAAAGGCGCGCGAATCAAACGCGACCAAAACAGATTTACGGATACTGGCGGATAACCCCGCTAATTTCCAAGTTCATGCGAAGTCGGTTAATCCCCGGCAAAAGGATCGGATGAACAATGTCAATTCACGAATGATGGCGGGCGACGGGCTACCCCATTATTTCGTTAATCCTAAAACTTGCCCGGAAACAGTAAACGGATGGAACCGTGTTGAATCAACCGCAGATGGTAGATTTGATAAAAAACAGGAAGGTATCGGGATTCTCGATATTACCGCAGCGGCGGGGTATTTAATAAGTTTCTTATTCCCAGTAAATTCTAATCAATGGGGTTCCTATGATAGATAATCAGGTACATCAATATTTAAAAAATGCGTGGATTCTTTGGAATCAGTTGCAGAACAAAGGTTGGAACGCTTCACGGGCAATGGCATTGAACTATTACCATGGCATTACCGAGGATTTTACAAAGAAATGGTATTCCGAAAAGACCCGTAAAAAGGGTCCAATGGCGAACACTAATATCACAGGCAGGATAATTAAACGAACATCTTTGGTCTATATGTTACCGCCAGTTAGAACGGTGAGCGATGGCGGGGATAAACGCAGACCAGTCGATAAGGAATTGTACGCGAACAAAGATATTAAGATGCAACGCCTTGAGAGATGGGTCAATTTATTGCAATTAGAAGTTATAGGCGTGACGACCAGGGGTGGGAAATTAGAGCATGATTTAATTACGCGCTTTGTGCCGGTTTATGCCGATGACCCGCTTAATCCGATTGGTATTACGTTTCCGATCCAATCAACAAAAAATAATAATGGTACGGTTGATATGTGGCAATATTGGGACGATGAAGTCACATTCGATTATAATTCATTATCTAATTTACAGGTAAGGGAAAATCAACGGGATAATCCTTATGGCGTGTCGCCGTATTTGTATGTATTCCGTGATGGGAAGCCAGAGGAAAAATTCTTGGGCGTTGATATTGATTGGGAATTGGTCAATACTAATTTGGCGGTTAATTTAAATGAAACGAATAAGGATTTTAATATTCAGTTCCAGTCGTTTGGTTGGGCGTTCGCATCGGGGCCGCAATTACCTAAAATTTTAGAGGTTGGGCCGGATAAAATAACCCGTGTCGGTGATGAGGGCGAGATTGGCATGGTTAGCCCGCCTAATACCGTTGAGGCCATAGAGGCAGGGATTAACGGCAAATATAAACGCTTGGCACAAAATCATGGTTTGCCCGTGCAATTTGTTGAGGGTACGACAGCCGAATCGGGTATATCTATTCGATTAAGGAATCAGGAACTACAGGACGAACGCACCGGGGATATACCCAAATATCGTAAATACGAAAAGGAACTGTTTGAGTTGGAGAAAATCGTTGCCGATGTTGATTTGGGTAAGAATTTAGGCGAGGATTTCAATGTTGATTTTAATGAGTCAGTTGAAATATTATCCGTTAGCGAACAGGATGCGCACGACAAAAACGATATTGCATTGAACATAATCGACACCGCCGATATTCTAATTAGACGCGATCCGGATAAATTCAAAGATAGGGATGCCGCATTGGATCATTTAGTTGAGCGCGGTATGCCCGATCCAAGAATTGTCGTAACGCCAGTCGATAATCTGGTCGCAGCGTTAGCGGGTAATGCGACACCATAATGGCGACCGCTGAACAGCAAATCCGCAAGATCATAGACGACACAACCGAATTGATGACGGGGACATTATTCGAAGTTACCGCCAATGTTGATTCGGCGGATGTCGGGCGCGTAATTAATGCCGTCCAACTTGATTTATTCGAGGATGCAATGAACATCCAAATCAAAGGTGTATTGCAGGCGGGGTTCATTACCGAATTATCCGCATTGACACAAGTAAGCCCGTTATCCGGCCCGATTATACAATCATATATTGATATTGAGGGCGCGTCGTTCCTTGCTAATCTGGGCAAATTAGGGGATACGGTCAAGAATGAGGTAGCAAAGGGAATTTTAACCGGGGCAGGCCGATCCGAAATTGCACGAGCAATCACAGGCTCAACGCTGTCACCGGCCCAATTAGAAACGTTAGTAAACACGGCCTTGAGTACATTTAGCCGGACAATTGACGTCGCGATGCAGAACCAATTACCGCCTGAAACTAAATTGGTTTATATTGGTCCACTGGATGAAAAGACGCGCACGATCTGCATAGAGATGATTTCGGCGGGTGCATTGACACGGGATGAAGTTGATTCACAGTTCCCCGGTGCGCGGAGTGATGGCGGTGGGTTTAATTGTCGCCATAGATGGATTTCACAGGCGGCGACTAATATCAATCAGGAATTTCGGGCGAATAAGATTAAAACAAAGCTAATAGCCGAGGACAAATTCGGCGATCCAAAAACATTAAGACAAATTAATGCCGATAATAACTAAACAGGACTGGCAATCGATGGCGGATAAGACCCGCCTATTCTGGGAGAAATGGACATTCCTAAATAAAAAGGATGTGCAGGGCGTCAAGTTCAAAGGCTATTCTAAAGGATATGGCGAACGGAAGCGCGACAATAAATTTAAGGGGCAGGCGTCGCAGTTCAAAAATTCAACCGCTCCGGTTTTAACTCAGGCATTAATGAATGATTTGCAAACCAAGAGCGTAAACGATAACGGTTATAAATTGGGTTGGACGTCCGAGGGTGCTAAAATTAAGTGGTTGGCAGAGAATGGTCGGGTCATATCAAATGAGGCTAATTTAGTACCGCCAGAGATGGATAAGATAACGCATAAGATAGTCGATCAATCCCTGGATAAGTTTTTAGGTAAGGATGAAACAACAGTTATTAATATTTAACGGGGTTCCATCTCTGCCCTGTATCGCCCCGGTTTGGCTTCCTTTGTCCGGGGCGTTTTTATTTGGTAAAACAATTTACCATTTGTTATATAAGTTTATTTAATTATATTTTAGCAAGAAATGAGGACGATATGACAAATATAAACGAACTCACAGCGAAGATTCGCACAGTGTTAAGCGACGAGGAAGTCGCAAAGGTCGAAACGTTATTGAAAGAGATCGATAGCGCAAATAGTTCTTTTAAATTTGAACTCAAAGGGTTAAACGATGATATTCATGCGTTAAATCACGAGGGTAAAACCAAAAAAGAAAAAATCCGTGAACTGTCAGGTCAACTCGAGACTGCAACCGATAAGATTACCACGTTAGAAGGAAGCGCTGATAATCCAGAACAAAAGAAAGAGTTCGAGCGGTTACAGGGCTTTGAAAAATCACATTTGAAATCATCCAGAACAAAATGGGCGGGTCTTTTAGAATCAATTAAAGATCATGCCGATTTTGACATGGTAAAAAGTAAATTAATACTTGCCGACGATGATACCAAATTTGAGGATATTGCAGATAAAGATATTATCTCAAATCTGTCAGTAATTTCGGATGCACAGGGTTATGGGCGACTTGGAGTTAAGACCCCAAAGGACGGTAAACGTCCTGGCGGTGGTGGCGACGACGATAAACCTCATGATCCATTTAAAGGCAAATTTGGAAATTAGGAGGTATTAGTTTATGGCTAATGCAACTTTGAGAAAACTTGTTTCGGCGTTTGGCGTACAGGGCGAGGCCGCGATTGACCAGTTGACGAAAGAATCTGGAATATTGATGGACTCCCCCGCTATACCGGCGAACAAGAATATCTCACACACTTACAAAAGAATCGACGCTCTCCCGTCGTTCTCTATAACAACCATCGGAACAGGCCAGGCAGATGTTACGGTTAATGATAATATCTTACAGACTGATTTAAAAGTCTTGAAAGCTATTCAATCAGAACCCATCGAAATTGCTGATTCATACCCAGGCGGACCCGAAGCGATGTTTAGGGACGACATGCCCGCATTTAATGAGGGCTACGGACAGGGCGCATCTACTCAGTTAATTTACGGTGACAATGCCACGTTTGGCGATGCCGCCGGGATTAAGGGTTTACATTATTGGGCGAAAGCATACAGTAATGTTACACAGATGGGCGGGGCGTCAGGCTCACGAACATCTATTTTTGCGGTTAAATTCCGTCCAGGTCGTAACGGTTGTGGAATACTATTTAATCCACAGGTCGCCGCCGCGTCTGGTTTGATGGATGTCTTGGTCATGAATGGCGGACAGCCGACATTAGAAGTCACTAACACGACAACCGGCGCGAAAAAGCCCGTTTATCAGGTATTGTATCAATCTTATCTTGGCTTATTGTCAACGTCATCATTTGATATTGCCGCAATCACTCAGATTCAGGACGCTACAGGTAAAAAACCGACATCAGCCGGAATGGATACGATGTTGGCACGGGTAAAGGCAAATCCTGCGAATACCATAATTTTCATGAACCGAACGAGTAAACGACTTGTGGGCGAATTGAAAAATAGTAAATTGCAGATTGCACCAAGTGAAGTTGATTTCAGTAACAGGGTTGGGTCATGGGACGGAGTGCCTATCGTAATAGACGATAACATTCTCGACACTGAAACAACCGCATTGGATTAGGGA